GAAAATACATCAAGATTTACGGCGAAAAGAATCACCACATTTTCCAATAAAAGTTGCAAATCCATATCCTATATCGTATAATATAGGTATGATCCAATTACTTCATAAGTTGCCTCGAAAAATCACTGTCGCATTTAGCGGTGGTGTGGATAGCGTTGCCATCTTAGATTTTCTGAGCAACAATCATGAAGTTGATGCGGCATTTTTTCATCACGGTACTGAAGCCAGCGACAATGCTTACGACTTTGTTTTCCATCATTGTAGTAGTAGAAACATCTCATTACATATTGGTTATATCCGTAACGAAAAACCCAAAGATCATAGTTGGGAAGAACACTGGCGCAATGAGCGTTATCGTTTCTTAGAACAATTTGAATATGTTGTCACTGGTCATCATTTGAACGACTGCATTGAGACATATATTTGGTCTGCTATGCACGGAGAACCTAAAGTTATTCCCGATACACGTAAAAATGTACACAGACCTTTCTTGCTAAATCCCAAACAAGAATTCATTGACTGGTGTATGCGTAAAGGGTTAGAGTGGAGAGAAGACAAGTCTAATCATGACGACAAGTACATGCGAAACTATATTAGGAAGCATATGGTCGAGCATGTATATCATGTCAATCCCGGTATTGAGAAAGTCATCAAAAAATTAATCCTAGATGCTAGTCAGCCTAAATAAAAATCAATGGTTATGGGCTTATATCTATGAAAAGGTGGATAGTATGGATCCTGAATTCAGGAACTATCTAGTTACTAATTTTTCTAAGACTAGACCCGAAGAGATAAAAACGCAAGTACTTAGGAAGTTTGAAACATTTGGTTATAAAGTAAAACTCACAAGTTCCAAAGATGCAATCATTTCCATGAAAGAAGAGGAATATATGTTCCTAAAACTGAAATATCAATAGGTTTGGACGTAAAAAGTTTGACTTATTTACAACAGTGTAGTATACTAACTAATTCACATAGAGGAGTAATCTAATGTCAACACGCACTTTTAATAACGAAGCAAAAATCAAACTCACGCAACTTATCAACGAGGGCATGGCAGTCATGCAAGAAGTTGAGACATTGCAAGAGGGCCTGACTGATACAGTCAAGGCTATCGCAGAAGAACTTGAAGTCAAGCCAAGCATCCTTAAGAAGGCAATTCGCGTAGCCTATAAGGCACGACTAGGTGAGACTAACAAAGAAAACGAAGAACTCAACACTATCTTGGAGACAGTCGGGAAAACATTGTGATCGATATTTTTCGTGACGTTTTCAATTGGATACTTGACGATTACAGATCCAATCGATTCCGTTTCTTCATAGAAGTCATAGCCTGGATGATCAGCATAGGCTGTTCATTATTGATGGCATTGACTGTACCTAATCCACCTTTAGTATTGTTATACACATTGTGGATAATGGGGTGCGCTATGTATGCATGGGCTGCATGGACACGTAGTAGTTTTGGCATGTTAGCAAATTATATGTTGTTGACGGTCATAGACACTGTAGGATTAGTGAGGGTATTGAATGCCTAGATTAGTGACGTTCGGGTGTTCTTTTGTATATGGACACGCACTACCAGATTGTCATATACCCCCTAATCTCCCGGCACTGACACCTAGCAAGTTGGGCTGGCCCAACATGGTCGCTAATAAACTGGGAATAGAGTGTGTCAACCTAGCCAATGCTGGTATAGGTAATCTAGCGATCATGATGAAGGTTCTTAAAGCAGAACTATATCCTGACGATATAGTTATCACTGCCTTCTCATATTTTGATAGGTATTTCTGTCATCAATTTAATGATATGTCAGAAGGAAACGCTACGTTGATTAACAAGGACACGCCTGAGCATAAAAGATTGATAATGTCCGAGATCGATGAGCCTTTCTTGAAAGAAAAATATTATTGGTACAATTGGTTAGCCATACAGCACGTAGAGTTGTATCTGACCTCAAGAAATATAAAGAATTTTTATTTTCATGGTGTACAAGATGGTTGTCAAGAAAGACCACCTAGCACACTGAATCTAAAAAATTTCTGGGATATGATATTGATAATGGATGACTATGCATTAGACGGCAGGCATCCCGGTATGGAAAGCAACAGGTTGCAAGCAGAACAAATTTATAATAGAATAAAGAATGAGTTACGTTGACGCGATTCACGATAGAGACAGCGACAGGATATTTGTCGTAGAGCGACAGCCTGACGGCAAGCGCACATACAACGAGTTTCCTGCCAACTATACTTTGTATTATACTGACCCTAAGGGTAAATATCGCAGTATATATGGCGATCCCATATCACGCTTCAGCACAAGAAAGCGTACTGAGTTCGAAAAAGAAAAACGAATCCACAGCAATAAGAAACTGTTTGAATCGGACATCAATGTGGTGTTCCGCTGTCTAAGTGAAAACTACTTAGGCAGTGAGCCTCCAAAACTCCATACATGTTTCTTTGACATTGAGGTAGACTTTGACCCAGAGAAGGGCTTTAGTCCAACGAGTGATCCTTTCAATCCGGTCACGGCTATCTCAATGTACTTGGATTGGCAAGATACACTTGTCACACTTGCTATCCCGCCCAAGCACATGAGCGATGAAACTGCGCATGACTTGACTACTGACTTAGGTAATACTATATTGTTCAGGTCAGAGATTGAGATGTTTGAGACATTCTTTGAGTTGATCAAAGATGCAGACGTACTCACAGGCTGGAACTCAGAAGGATACGATATACCCTACATGGTCAATCGTGTCACACGTATCATGAGCAAAGATGATACACGCAAATTCTGCTTGCTTGGGCAGACTCCTAAATCAAGGACATATGAACGTTTCGGCAAAGAAGAAGTGACATATGACCTTGTTGGTCGTATTCATATGGACTATCTACAGTTGTATAAGAAGTACAACTACGAAAGCCGTCACAGTTATAAACTAGATTTCATCGGTGAGATGGAAGTCGGTGAGAATAAGACACAGTATGAAGGTACTCTTGACCAACTCTATAACAAGGACTTCAAGAAGTTTATTGAATACAACAGACAGGATACTATGTTGCTTGTAAAGATCCACAACAAACTCAAGTTCCTTGATCTTGCTAACGCACTAGCGCATGAGAATACAGTACTGTTGCCAACAGTCATGGGTTCAGTAGCGATGATTGAGATGGCTATCATGAACGAAGCGCATGAGCGCGGCATGATGGTTCCTGATAAAAAGAGAAATGCAAAAGAAAGTGATATGGCTGCAGCCGGTGCATATGTCGCTGTGCCAAAGAAAGGCATACACGAATATGTGGCTGCTATCGATATCAACAGTCTGTATCCTAGCGCCATTCGTTCATTGAACATGGCTCCCGAGACTATCGTTGCACAATTGCGTCCTACATTGACTGAGCATCACCTCACTGAGAAAGCACGAAGATTAGCAAGCGAAAAGAAACGCTATGACGAAGATGATGATCTTGAGATGAGTTCGTTGCTTTGGGAAGGCTTGTTCGGCAGTCTTGAATATGAAGCAGTCATGAATCAAGAGCGTGGTACTATGCTCACAGTTGACTTTGAGAGTGGCGAGAGCGTAGAGATGTCTGCGGCAGAAGTATGGAAATTGATCTTTGACAGCAACAAGCCATATATCTTGAGCGCGAATGGTACTATCTTCCGTAGCGATCAAGAAGGCGTGATCCCAGGACTATTGACACGCTGGTATAGTGATCGTAAAGACATGCAGAAGAAGTTAAAAGAGAGCAAAACGAAAGAAGATATCGAATACTGGGATAAGCGTCAATTGGTTCGCAAGATTTTGCTTAACTCTGCATATGGTGCATTGTTGAACGAGCATTGTCGTTTCTATGATAAGCGCATAGGTCAGAGCGTCACATTGAGTGGTCGCCAGATTGTGAAACATATGAGTTCGCATATCAATGAGATCATTGCAGGCAAGTATGATCATACTGGTGATTCAATCGTTTATGGTGATACTGACTCATGTTACTTTAGCGCGTATCCTATTTTAAAAGAACAGATCGCTAATAACGAAGTCGAATTCAATAAAGATTTGGCTGTTGCTCTATATGATAGTGTCGCTGATCAAGTAAACGATGGCTTCCCCAGTTTCATGGAACGGTCATTTCATGTGCCCCGCAAATTAAGCGTTATCAAAGGTGGTCGTGAACTTGTC